TGTCGCTAGATTTGCCCGAAACATCACAGGGCGGCGTGACAATTAATAGCGTTCAATATTACAACGATGCAACGCCAACAGTTCTAACAACTGTTTCAGCATCAGATTATTACTATGATCCAACAGGGCGCAAAGTAATTTGCTCTGATTTGCCGACAAGCATTAATCCGCAAATGACATCACCTGTTATTGTGACGTATACGCTTGCAGCATCACCGCTTGCAACTTATCCGGTTATTAAACAAGCTGGTTTGCTTTGGTTTACCCATTTGTACAATAATCGCAGTGAAGTTACATCAACAGATATGAAGCGCATACCGCTTGGAGTGGATACATTGTTGCGCCCATATAAACCACTTGTGATGTGAGTAATTAAATGGGTATTGCAAGATATGAGGAAGCACAAGTCTATACCCTGGGGTTTAGCACTTCGGCGTATGGCGATACCGTAACAACAAAAACTTTAAAGTTTCAAAGCAAAGCAGAAGTTAAAGAAGTAAAAAACGAATTACGCATTACAGACAAATATCGAGTTTATGCTGGTGTGATTAATTTAACTTTTAATTTCACACCATATACGCGAGATATGTACGACAACCAGAATTTATATTCTATTGTATGGCGCGGTCATGATTGGCGAATTGATAGTGCAATAGAATCAAATGATCGAATGAAAGTGACGTTTTTGTGTTACCACAATGATCCATCGACACAGGTTTAATAATGGCTGGTCAAAACAATGTCAGTAATTACGCATTAGCAATACAAGCGCAACTTACATCGACAGTTTCGCCGGTTCCTGTGTATGCATCATTTAACAGAAACTTTGCTTCGCAACAAAAATTTGTAACATGGAATTTGCGTAATGTGCATCAGCCGGTTTATACCGGATCAACGCAATCGGTCAAAGGAATAGATAGACCAATATTCCAGACCAATATATATGCTGGCACATTGCAAGATGCGTTCAGCATAGCAAACACGATAATACAGGCATTGCATGGATACAGTGGGCAGTTTGGTGGGATAAGTGGATTTTATGTAAGCAAAATTGATGTTGATTTTCTATACAATACGTTCGAAAATGACATTGGCTTACATTCTATTTATCTGGATTGCACAATGGATATTCCGACATAAAATAACTTTTTAACTTTTTTGAGGAATTAAAAATGGCACTTCCAAATAAAGTATTGCCGGGTTTTTCGGCTTCGCTATATTGCCAACCAACTGCAACCCCAACACCATTGACGGTCGCGCAATTGTCGCTTGTGGCAAGCGTTGCTCCGATTGCTGTGTCAGGCAACCTGCTGCCGGTTGAGGCAATTCCAGCATTCGGACAAGATGATGCGGTAGCAAACTTTTCCGTTGCTGGCGCAAGACAGTCTGACAAAATTCCAGTGCAATCTGCGCCTACTTCGCTATCAATTACAGCGGCATGGAATCCAGCGGATACTAACCTGCTGCTGATGCGCGGTGATTCCGAAAGCGGTATTGTGGATCGTACATTTGTGATTGCCGCTGTTGATGGTTCAAATATTGTTTATTACGCATTTAACGGTCGAGTAAGTCAATTTAATATTGATCCTGCTCCCGGTGCTGAAGCAAAATGTATGTTTACGATTCATCCTCGCGGTGGTCAATACGGCTGGTCTAATAACGTCTAATAGGGAAAAAAATCATGGCTATTCCAAGCAAAGTATTGCCCGGCTTTAGCGCATCACTATGGATGCAGTCGGCTGCAACACCAACACCATTGTCAACCGCTAACCTGTCGGTATGGACTGCACAAGTGGCGGCGATTGTCGGCACTGCCGCAAACGGCACTGGCGCAAATGGCGTTGCGGTTCCCGTTGAGGCAATTCCTGCTTTTGGGCAGGAGGATGCAGTGGCAAACTTTTCGGTTGCCGGTGCGCGTCAATCCGATAAGATTCCGGTTCAATCGGCTCCAACTTCACTATCGATTACTGCCGCATGGAACCCATCTGATGCTGCGCTGCTTCAGATTCGTTCAGATGCATATAGCGGCATTGTAGATCGCACATTTGTTATTGCTGCGGTGGATGGTTCAAATACAATTGCTTATGCATTTAATGGTCGGGTATCTCAATTTCAAATTGATCCAGCACCCGGCGCAGAGGCCAAATGCGTATTTACTGTGCATCCTCGCGGTGGTCAATACGGCTGGTCAAACAACTAAAACAATTGCCCCTTCGGGGGCTTTTTTACATGAGAATATATGACAACACAAATCAACAACAACGGCGATTTGCTTGGGTATTTGCTTGAGCAATCGCTGCTTGCACCTAAAAGCTGGTTCGGCTTTCCGCAACAAAAACTGACAGGCATTTCGCTGGTTCATGCTATTGCAGCGAATCATGCTGATAAAATGACACCACAAGAGATTGTTCAATACGTCAATGAATTGAACAATGAAATATACAACGGCATTATTAAGAAAGGATAAGATATGAAACTGTCAGAAATTCTAAAAGTTAATCAACAAATTTTAAGAACTCGATCATTTGTTTTGGGCGGTCAAAACTTTAAGGTTCGCGTTCCACTAGCATCAGAAATGGAAGTTATAAATAAGCGCGTTTCTGAAGTTGATGCTTCAAAAAAAATTGAAGAATTAATGAAACCGTTGCTGGAAAAAAAAGATTCATTGGAAAGTGAATCAATTGTTTATCTGGATGATGACATTATTGTTGACGGTCGATCAGTAAAAGATTTGGCAAAAATTACTGCTCAAACAGAACAGCGCGTTTTAGAAATGGTTAAATTGCTTGTGCCTGAAATGGAAGGCGCAAACATGGATGAATTAACTTACGAAGAAATTAACAGCGAATTTCCATTTCCTGTGCAATTGGAATTAATGAAAAAAATTGCAGAAGTAATTTCGCCTAGTTATGAGGAAACGAAAAAAAACTAACAAGCTCATTGCGTTTGCAGACTAGAGCATACCTGTTAGCGCATGGTGCAAATCCAGATGCAATGAGCGAGGATGATTTTAATGTTGTAATGATTGCGATTAATGATGGGTTTATAGGCAACAAAGTAATTTTGAATACATTGGGATTGCTTACCACTGGTGTTTTTAATTACATTCGTGGCGGCAATTCCAAAGCGTATACATTAAATGAAATTCTTGGTTTGTCTTATGAATATATTTATAGGCCATTGACTGAGCAACAAAAAGCGGATGAAGCAAACAGGCGGTTATTGTTATTTATGCAGATGATGCCCGGTTCGGAAGGAAAATTTAATGTCTGAACAAATAACAGAGGGGTTTGATGATTTTGAAGAATTGCTTATTCAAATGGGGGAAGATTTTGGCTATAAAGAAACAACCAGAAACGTATTAACCAAATCTGCAAAAACTGCAATGGAAGCGGTTGTATTGCCAGCAAAACAAATGGCAAGAGCAAATACAGGAAGAATGCGAGAAAGCATTAGGGTTGATTCAAGAATTCCTAATGATAGAGATAAAAAAAGCGCATACTATCAACAAGGTGATGCGGTTGTTGGTGTTGTGTCTGTAAAGCAAAGTTCTGTTTCTCTTGGTGAAGAATTTGGAACTGCTAAAAAAGCAGGGCATCCATTTTTAAGGCCAGCATTTGAAAGCAATCAACAAGTGGTTTTGCGGCGGCTTGAATCGGCATTGGCGTATACATTAAACGCCTATAAAGCAAGAAAGATGAAGGGCAAATAACATGAGCATTATTGCGCGACTTGGTGTTTGGTTAGGTATCAATACCAGTGAGTTTGTTAAGGGCTTAGATGATGCCACAAAGAAAACTCGTGAGTTTGAAAAAAACCAAAAGCAAGCAATAAAAAATGCTCAAAAAGCACAAGAAGAATTTATGGCTTTTGCGGCAAGAGGTCTTGCCGGGGTTGCCGCTGCTGCATTAGCTGTTGGAAAAGCATTTCAATATGCCGATCAAATTGAAGACACTGCCAAAGCATTTGATACTACAACAGCGGCACTGCTTACAATGCAAGCTGCATTTGTCGCATCTGGCGGCGATGCTGAAATGGCTGGTGGTGCATTACAAAAACTTGCTATTGCCCAACAAGGCGCAATTGATGGCAGCGATGCTTTACGCGAATCATTTGAAAAGTTAAATATATCTGGAAGGGAAGTAGAAAAACTTAATTTGCAACAGTTGTTTGATTTGGTTGCAAAAGAACTTTCAAACGTAGA